ATGAAGATAATAGATAACAAAGCACTGCTTTTGCGACTGCGTAACCCGCAGAAAGTAACGACCGTTATACCTGAAAGCCAAGAACTACCAGATAACAAAGTAGTGGTTAAGTGGGGTATAGACGAGGCGCATGTGTTGAAGAACTTAAATATAAAGGTACCTTCGCCAATCGAAGGTAAGTACAAATGGACGGGTAGGTACACCCCGTTTGACCACCAAAAAACTACATCGTCATTCCTCACGCTGAACAAGCGTGCCTTCTGCTTCAACGAGCAGGGGACGGGCAAAACAGCCAGCGCGATATGGGCTTCGGATTACTTGATGAACGTAGGGCGTGTGCGTAGAGCACTCATTATCTGCCCGTTATCCATCATGGATTCTGCATGGCGTAACGATTTGTTTACTTTTGCTATGCACCGGACGGTTGCGGTTGCGTATGGCTCCGCGAAGAAACGTAGAGAAATAATCCAGAGTGATGCTGAGTACGTGATAATAAATTATGACGGTGTTGAGATCGTACTGGACGCCATAAAAGACGGTGGGTTTGATCTAATCATCGTTGATGAAGCCACGCACTACAAGAACGCACAAACCAAACGCTGGAAAACCTTGAATGCGTTGATGACACCAGACAAATGGTTATGGATGATGACCGGTACACCCGCTGCACAGAGTCCCGTTGATGCTTACGGTTTAGCAAAACTTGTTAACCCCAGTGCTGTACCTAGATTTGCCGGGGCGTTTCGTGACCAAGTTATGTATAAAGTAAGTAACTTCAGGTGGATACCCAAAGAAGATGCAACCGATACGGTATTTAGGGTGTTACAACCAGCCATCCGGTTTACTAAAGATGAGTGTCTAGACTTACCACCGATGGTGTACACCAAGCGTGAAGTTGAAATGACCCGACAGCAGATTAAATACTATAAGTTGTTAAGAGATAAGATGGTAATGGATGCCGCAGGTGAGCAGGTTACTGCCGCCAATGCAGCAGTTAACATGAACAAATTACTACAAATATCTTGTGGTGCCGTCTACACCGATAACGGCGACACGCTAGAGTTTGACATCAAACACCGATACAAGGTTCTACGTGAGGTCATCGATGAGTCCAGCAAGAAGGTATTGATCTTCGTGCCTTTCAAGCACGTCATCGACATACTATCAGACAAACTACAAAGCGACGGTATCAGCACAGCGATTATTCGTGGTGACGTATCGCTACCGAATCGAACCGAAATATTCAGGCAGTTTCAAAAGACCGAAGACCCTAGGGTATTGATTATTCAGCCCCAAGCAGCAGCGCATGGTGTGACCCTGACAGCGGCGAATACGGTGGTGTGGTGGGGGCCAACCAGTTCACTAGAAACGTACGCTCAAGCCAACGCACGGGTTCACAGATCGGGGCAAGACCACAAGTGTACCGTAGTCCAACTACAAGGATCTGCCATAGAAAAACGTGTTTATGCTATGTTGGACAATAAAATCAATGTTCATACAAAAATGATTGATTTATACAATGATTTGCTTGCGTAGTACCTAGTTATCCATTATAGTCGTTCGTTCGATAAGTGAAGGAGATCGAAATGAGCAACGGGGAATCCATATCTTTAGACAAGTTGGTCAAGACTTATATAAAGATTCGTGAGAGACGTTCAGAGTTAAAAGCCGAATTTGATGCACAAGACGCACCACTGGTGCAGCAGCTTGAAACTGTCAAAGGGGCTTTGTTACACCACTGCAAAGAGCACGACGTTGATAGCGTCAAAACTTCCGAAGGTCTGTTCTACCGGACGGTTAAACAATCTTATTGGACAAGTGACTGGGATCAGATGCACAAGTTTATTCTTGAGCACGCAGAACCATCATTGCTTGACAAGCGGATCAACCAGAAGAACATGAAGCAGTTTTTGGAAGAGAACCCAGAGTTGTTACCGAAAGGTCTTAACTCTAATTCCGAATACACCATAGCCGTTAGAAGGAACAAGAAATGACACCCCGATTAGTTTCAATCAAAGAAGTTGCCCAGCACTTTATGGTATCTGAGCGACTTATCCGTAATTGGATGAAGCAAGGGCGAATACCTAAAAACACTTACATCCATATCAATCAGACCTACCGGTACGATCTTGATGCTGTCACTAAGGCGTTGTTAAGCGAAGTTGACGAGGACGCACCTTCAGTTACGTGGGATGAGGTTAGCCCAGAAGAAGCGGCACCGATTGAAGTGCCCGACTTGGATACAGACGAAGACTACTGATGGAAGAAAGTGTTAAAAGAATAAGTATCCGCAACAAGAAGTTTGAGGGAACACCCCTCGAAAATGGAGATAGTATTGATGTTGTCGTCGTAGGTGTTGCCTACCGGTCGAGAATGTACTACAAAGATGATTACGACCCTGACAAAGCATCTACTCCTACTTGTTGGTCTAACAACACAGAAACACCTGCTTTAGACGTTCCAGATGAACAAAGGCAAGCTGGACGTTGCGTAGATTGTGTCCGCAACATTAGAGGTTCTGGTAGAGGCGCTAGTCGTGCATGTAAATTCGTGCAGCGGTTAGCCGTCGTGTTAGAAGATGATCTGGAAACAGCTTATCAACTACAGCTACCACCCACTTCTATATTTGGGGACGCAGTAGATGGGGCTATGCCCTTCCGTGCTTATGCACGGTACCTTGAGGCGCGTGAGACGCCTTTTGTCGCTGTAATAACAAGAATTTATTTCGACACTGAAAGCGACACACCAAAACTCTTCTTCAGGCCAATACGTCCACTAGAAGAGCAGGAGTACGAAACCGTCAAAGATATGGGAGAACACGCAGATACTATCGCTGCTATTACGTTAAGCGTAACGCCGCTAGAAGATGCCACTGTTTCACCATTCACCGAAGTTGATGGTTTTACATTTAATGACTAAATGTTTGGAGAAACATACATGAACCACCTTATAGAGGATGTAGAAGTCCTATACCCGCGTATCAACAAAACATACCGCTTCGATTCAGCGGAAAACCGTAGTGTGCCATGCGATCCGTTTGACGACGGTGCAGCGTACTCCATGCAGTTTCGTATGGATTCGGCGCAAGCAAAAGAACTAATGGGCGCTATGGCGAAAGCGTATGCTGAGAAACGTGAAGCCAAATGGCCTGAAAAGATACCAATGCCGTTCAAGAAAGAAGAGGACGGGTCATTCGTTGGTAAGGTCACACTGAAAGGTGCATACGGCAAAGAAGCCACCAGCAAACCAATGCAGGTAGACGCCAAGAATAAACCGCTAGGTGATGATTTCATGCTGACTACTGGGAGTACCGCTAACATTGCAGTGGTGTTGTTCCCATACAATATGCGAGAAGCTGGCGTATCATTGCGATTACGCGGTGTGCAAGTTACTAAGTACGTGCCTGTACAAACTACGTCACCATTTGGTGTAGTAGAAGGTTTTACTTCTGATAGCGATGACAATATGTTCGCTGATGTAACTGCGGCTGCACCTGTCACTGCCGAAGAGGTTGAGGTAGTAGAAGAAGTCGAAGTAGCTGAAGCGCCTGTCGAAGAACCGAAGAAGAAAGTAGTTAAACAGAAGTCATCTGCACCGAAAGACGAAGCTGATCTTAGTGCAATCGTTGACGGTTGGGACGACTAAGCCTGACTTTCTTGGGTATGCTCATGCGCGTACCCATGCTTTTAACTTATACCACGGATAGGCTTACCGAAAAGGGTGGATAACTACCCCTGCCGTGGTAACTTTCGGTTCTGAGATAGCTATGGAAACAACAAAATTTTTAGAAAATGCCCTAGCAGATGATGGACTGTATTGCGTTTTTGCTTCTAACAAGAAAACAGATAGAAGGGTACAAAAGTTTTTTACCTCTGTTACTGACCTAGTAGACAACGCAAATGATCTAGACAACCAAGGCTACGATGTATACTTCGCCTTATCTACTTTCAAGGAGGACAAGTCCCGCAAGGTAGACAATGTTAAATACGTAAAAACATTTTTCCTAGATTTAGATTGTGGCCCATCCAAAGAGTTTGCTAACCAACGAGACGCACTAGCTGCGTTGCAACAATTCTGTAAGACCAACCTATTACCACGCCCAACACTAATCAACTCTGGTCGTGGAGTGCACGTTTACTGGGTGCTGAAAGAATCAGTCTGTCTTGATGACTGGTTACCTGTAGCAGAACGCCTCAAGGCTCTATGTAACAAAAACAAGTTTCTGGCTGACCCCGCAGTTACGGCGGATGCAGCACGGGTACTGCGTGTACCTAAAACCCACAACTACAAACCTGATGATCCAGTCAAAGTATCTTTCATAGGGCCAACGGATTCGACATTAGTTGACTTCGATAAATTCTCTTTACTGCTTGGCGGCGACTTGATACCAGTTCCTACAAGAAGAATGGAGGGTGCGAACGCGATGATGCACGCGGCCCTCGAAAACCAAGACTTTAAGTTCAAACGTATTGTCGAGCGTTCCGGTACGGATAAGGGGTGCTTGCAGATATATAACGCATTGGCGAAACCTAACGAAGTGTCAGAACCGATATGGCGTGGGATGCTGTCTATACTGAGAGCGTGTAGTGATGGCAGCAGAGAACGAGCGCACCAAATATCGAAGGGGTACGTAGGGTACGATCCTGAAGAGACAGACGCTAAGTGGGACAAGCTAACATCTGACAAACGGTATACGTGTAACAAGTTTGAAGAACACAAGCCCGAAACATGTTTAGCGTGCCCTAACCGTGCAAAGTTCAGGTCACCACTACAACTAGGCAAGCTAATAAAAGAGGCGGCTGAAGAAGACAACGTGGTGCAAGAGCCAGCGTTAGACTTACCTAATTCGCCTGTCAGCACCTATGTAATACCAAAATACCCTTTCCCGTACCTACGTGGTGCAAACGGCGGGGTGTATCTACACACCAAGGATTCAGAAGGTAACGAAGACGAGAAACTTATTTACCGCAACGACATATATGTGGTGCAGCGGGTCATAGACCCTGAAATAGGGGAGCAGATAGCTATACGATTGCACCTACCAAAAGATGGCGTACGCGAGTTTACGTTACCGTTAACTGCGGTTGGGGCTAAAGATGAGCTTAGGAAGCAATTAGCCATGCGTGGTGTAGCGGTACCCTTCATAGATGACCTTATGAAATACCTATTGACTTGGATTAATGAACTACAGGAGACGACAGTGGCGCAAAAGGCTCACAGGCAGTTTGGTTGGGTAGGAGATGGCGTAGATGCTTTTGTTCTAGGCAACCAAGTAATAACGAAAGACGGTGTTGAATATAACCCACCGTCAGCACAAACCGCAGGGCTGTTCCCCGCGTTTGAACCCAAGGGTACGTTGGAGGAGTGGAAAGAACTCATGCAGTTCTACAACAGGCCGGGGTTTGAATTACACCAGTATATTGTTTGTGCAGGATTTGGTTCTATATTAATGCACTTCATGGGCGGTATAGCGTGTTCTGCCATGCACGTACACAGTAAAGATTCTGGGCTTGGTAAGACTACAGCGATGTTTGCTTCGGCAACTATATGGGGTAACCCTAAGCAGTTAGTGTTAGACGAGCAAGACACGCACAACAGTAAGATGCTCCGGTCAGAAATACTGCATAACCTACCGCTATACATAGACGAGATGACTAACACTAGTCCAGAAGATTTGAGTACCTTGGCGTACCAGTTTACTTCGGGGAAGCAGCGTGCTCGTATGGTGAGTGGGAGCAATACAGAACGTCTTAGAGGTGAGCCTTGGAGTCTAGTAGCAATTACTACAGGCAATACAAGTGCGATAGAACGGATTAGCTTACGCAAAGAAAATCCAAGTGCAGAAGCGCAGCGGATACTTGAAGTACAAGCGGACAAGATATTTAAAAGTCCAGATACTAAAGAAGAGACCGATGCTTTTAGCGCAAAGCTAGAAAAATGTTACGGTCATGCTGGGCCTATATTTATTAGGTATCTTATGGATAACCCCGATCAAATATTCCCAATGATAAAAGAGGTACAACTGCGTCTAGACAAAGAGGCAGCGATGGCTTCTGAAAATAGGTTTTGGTCAGCGGGGGGAGCTGTGAATGTTGCTGGCGGTATAATGGCGCAACGTCTTGGTTTGATACCTTATGACATGGGTGGTATCGCTAAGTTCATAGTGGGTAGGTACAAAGAAAACAAACGTCGTGTAGGAGATATGGCGGTTTCCCTAGAGCAAACGCTCAACGAATACATCAATGAGCATTACGATAACATCTTAAAGATAAAAAGCACGAGTGATCTTCGCAAACAAGACGGCTCTGCAATGGATTCATTGATACAGCCTGACGCCATACCTCGGGGCAGAATGGTGGCAAGGTATGAAACAGATGTTAAGAAACTGTACCTCATACCGAAACCGTTTCGTATATGGTGCGGTAAACAACAAATAAATTATGGGGCTTTCGTTAATGAACTCGTTAAAAATATGGGTGCCAAGCGTGCAAAGGTACGGTTGGGTAAAGGCACGCACTTCCAAATGAAAGGGCAAGACGTAATCATAGTGCAGATGGGCGACGACGATGAAGCGGGGAATACTGCGGACGTATGATCTAAACCCTGATGGGGTTCGGGTTGTAGTAAAGTGGCATGAAGTGCAGGTGGGTATGTCGTTGTTCATACCTTGCATAAATACTGACAGGGCGATACGGCAGGTAAACAAAATAATCAAAGATTGGGGTTGGAATATCGAGACTAGAGTAGGTGTGGCAGGGGATAAATGGGGTGTTCGTGTCTGGCGTATTTTGTGATATATTGGCCTAGACAGTTCGTCCTCCTTCTCGCATAGCGTTCTGTCATCCTCCTGCTCTTCGAGCAAGCCCCCTCTTCGGAGGGGGTATTCTAACTCCTTAACCAAGGAGTACCTATGGAACCAACAAGAAATGACTTGCTACAGGCGTGGATGACGCTGGTTAAACTACGTGACACAAACGTGTTAGACCCCGGTGATGACCAGCTAGTCTTATCGGTGATGCAGATACTAGATGCAGAACAACGTCTACGGATGGATACTTAGGTTATAACCCAAAGTCACTGGCGAAGGTTGGTGAGTCATCCCAATC